AGTTCTACCAAAAACAGATGTAACTGCATCGGTATTATCATCAGTCCAACTTGCAGTAATTGTTCCGCCATCTTGTTGGTTAAGCGTTAATGTCTTTGTAGTCGTTCCAGTTACAGATGCGCTATTAATCTTATCGTTATAAGCACTATCCCAATTAGCCTGATTAGCAGTTGTAGGTATTCCGTAACCTGCAGTAGTACTGAAAACACCAGTTGTATTGTTATAAGTTAATCCTGTTGCAGAAGAACTTAATGCAGTTAAAGGAATATATGAAGATGGGTTAGAAGCAAGATAATAACTTGAGTTGTCATAACTTATTGTAGTTCCGTTAATTTTAACAAAACCTAATCCATTTAATGCAGGTTGTTTTGCATTAAAAGTTGACCAATCTGTTGAACTTAAAGCTCCTCTGTTTGTAGCACTCGCAGTTGGTACATTTAAAGTTATCACTGGAGTTGTGGTGCTATTTACTACAGTTGAACTTAAGTCAGTTCCAGTGGTTCCAATTGTTAATGCAGAAACATTGGTTACTGTACCTATATAGGACTCAGTAGAGTTAACCCATGTTGTGCCATTATATCTTAACACTTGACCTGTAGCAGGACTTGTGATAGTTACATCTCCTAACTGAGTTAGGTTGTAATCGCCATCTTGTGCCACTACGTTACCAGTCCTTCCATATACTGAATAAACACCAGCAGGTAAAGGATAAGCTCCTGATGGAGCTTCAATCACAATTACATCTTCCTGTACGTTTATTTCTACTATGTCGTTAACTACAGTTATTTCTGTACTCATTATATCTTAGTTATATCTTCGTAAACAATAAAATTACCCCATATGTAAGTCTTTTCATTTCCGTTAGGGAATACTACAACCATGTCATAAACATATGTTCCAGCAGCTATATCAACAGGATAATTAATAGTAATTTGATTGTCATCAACACCTCCAACTGTGATACCTCCGTTTTGTTCGGTAAGTGTCAGTTCAGCATCTGTAGAATTAGGCTTCTTTCTTACCTGAATTTCAACGTCAGATCCAGTTAAGTCAACTGGTACATCATTGGCAGTAATACGCATTACCTGACTCCAGGTATCATTTCGCCATATTGAGATGTTGTATTGTGCTGGTCTAAAATCAGCATTTGTACTTAAACAAGACATTATATATATATTTTTACAAAAATAACCAATTATTAGACAATGCCTAACAAGCTACAGGAACGTTGTTTATAGCTGATGTGGTTAGGTTAAATCTTGCTCTAAAGCCAGCGCCAGTATCTCCAAATGCTCTATAATGTAAAAAGTTCCCAGTATATCCACTCATAGGAAATATTGTAGTAAAATTATAGTCATCATAAAATACGGTTCCAGCAACTGGCGTTGCAGTATTTGTCCATGCAATTGTATTTATATCAAGAAATAAAGCACAGGCATCTACAAAAACAGTATCCCCATTATCAGATATGTTCCACTTATAAACGCCAGTTTTAGCTGTTAGGTTAGATTTAACTGGTAATTGATTTGATGCCTTAGATGTAATAGGATTTATTACAGCAAATTGTTCAGCCTCACTTCTTGTTACTTGCTTATTGCCTGTTGGCATACTTGCCGTTGCTAACATAAATACACCAGTATCTATGGCATTCTTTAGGTTAGTATAACTAATACATTGATTACTTGCTAATCCTGCCCAACTCATCTTTTAACGCTTTTAATTCATTTTCTAAATATTGAACCTTTGATACTAAGACTTGGTTGTAGGCTACTGCCAAGAAGCCATCTTTAGCTTCAGCTACAGCATAAGGCATAATCTCAGATACCTCTTGTGCGTAATATCCTACCTCAATTCTGCCGTCTTTTTGGTAAAGGTAGGTTTGTATATTCTGAATGTTTTTAGGGGCATAATTCGCCTCTATTTGCTTTTTAAGACGCTTATCTGAAGACTCGAAGAAAGCAGTTGCCGTTAAGCTACCAGATAAGGTACCTCCAGTCAATGGTAAGTAGTTTGCCAATTGAGCAGTACTTACCTTATTGTTAAATGTATTCCAGTCAATTGAAGTTAAAAATCCACTTGATGAAGTACCAGCAGCAGATATCGTTATAGTAGGGTTTGTGCCACCAGATGAAGATAATGGACTTGATGCAGATACGCTTGTAACTGTACCTACTGACCAAGACCTATCAGCAGAAAGGTCGTAGCCAACACCATTTATTGTAAGTGTTCTGGATGTTGGAACACCGCCTGCAGCATTTTCATTTCTCCATTCTCCAAATCTATAGGTTAGTACCTGTCCGTTTGTAGGAGTTCCTACATAGGTAACATCTGGCAATTCGGATAAAAAAGGAATAGGCGGAGCTGCCCATACTAAATCACCTCTTAAGAATTGGCTTGCAGTTCCAGTACCAAAAGAATTTTGTTTGTTATTAAACGCATTCCAATCTGCAGCAGTTAAATACCCTGCAGTTCCACTATCAGCAGCTAATAGGGTATATCTACCAGTTGCGTTATTATATGTCAATGCAGATCCTACGTTAGCACTAAAAGCCAATCTTGCTCTTGTGTTAGTGTAATAAAGGTTGGTAGTACCTTCGGTAACTAAGTCGGTATTATAATCACCAGCTACAGCCACTACAGCACCAGTACGACCAAACACACTTCTTACAGCACCTGCTCCACTTGAATAAATAGGAATATTTAATACGCCTGTAGTACTATTATAGGTAGCTGCCCCACTTGTGCCTATTGTGGTTAATGTCAATCCTCCACCAGTACCAGTAGATGTAAGTACGCCACCAGATAATGTTAAACCTGCACCTATTGTTATTTTAGTTAATGTACCAGCATTTGTTCCACCTGCAATCACATTACCTGATCCTGCAAGTGTAGAAAAATTAGCTGAATTTACAATCTGTAATTGACTCATAATTATTTAAATAATGCTCTAACATGCTCAGAGGCTACTAAAGCAGTTCCAAAAGTTATTATACCTGTTGTAGTATCAAATTTAACATTATCTCCAGTAGGAGTTCCACTTGTTAATATGTCTTGCACCTCTACGCCACCTCTACTAACACTAAAGCAAGTAAATCCAATTGATCCAGGAAACGTTACAGTTGACGTAGGGCCTGGTGCAGTATAGTCAAACATCTTAACAATTTGGCTGCTAATATTGATTCCCTCTTGTGTTACCTCTACACCATCAATAGAATATCCACCAGTTCCTTGTAAGCTTACACTATATGTAGATCCAGATTCTAAAGGACCAGTTAAAGATAAAGATGTAATATTTGCCTGACCTGTAATAATAGTATATCCTAATAAGCCACTGCCAGTGCCATTGTCGTTATCAATAGAGAATTTTATTGTAATTGGAGTTTGATCTAATACCAACTGCAAAAGATATGCGTAGTTGTAATTATCGCTTAATGACACAAAGCCATCACAATTTACTGACCAGCTTATCATGTCATTTTTATATTCTCTAAAATAAGCTGATGTTTGGCTTGTTACTTCTAATTGTTCTACACTTGTTTCAAACGAACAGTTTGTAGCTGCTCCAAAAGGAACCGCTATGCTTGTCGCAGGGTTAAAGTAGTATAGTACTATGTTTGTTCCGTTAATTACCGATGCCATATTTAAAATGTACTTGTTTGAGGTATATATTTATTTATTCTTGTGCAAGCTATTTCAGTATTAGATATTTGCAATAACGTAGCACTTATTGAATCTGTAGGATAGTCTATTGTAATATTTCCCAACATATATGATTTTGAACTTATATTTATACTTGCAGGATCTGAATCTGTTGCAAAAATAAGCTTTGAAGCATTCATTGTACGAGCTGCAGTATTTGTGGTATAAAAACTACTTAAATTACAATCTACATTAATTATGTTTAAGGCGTAAATGTTAATGTACTGTTGAACTAAAAGTTCAGATAATGTAAAAAATTCTCCAATTGGATCCATGCCGAATCTATACCATCCATAAGCAACACTTCTATCGCTTAATATTAGAGCTCCCTTACATGAAGGATAAAAAGACTCAGAGCCATTTGATCCGTAAGGAAAAGATACTTCATTTGTATATTGTTTATTTTCTACTAAAGTTCCAGTTAAGTTATACGCAGATATAGTAGATTTAATTTTCATTATAAAATTACTTAATGTAATAAAGTTTATACCTTCTGATATTCTATATGTAAAACTTAACTGACCGCTTCCTGGAAATATTGCCGTTTTAATATCAAGTATAAACTCTTCTGCAGGCCCACTTGTATTAGGATTATATACAGTATAAGATGTAGCAGTAGTTTGCCATTGTTTATTATTATTTAAATAATAGACAGTTGTTCCAGTATTTATGCTAATATCTATGAATCCAATTGGAGTTGCAACAGAAGCTGTATTGATTGATATGTTTAATTGCATAGAATCACCTGATGTTACAAAAGCATTAGAACCAGAATTTAATGTTACTGCTGCAGTTCCTGCAGTTCCACCAGATGGGGCAGTTAATTCAAAATAAAAAGAGTTTAATGTAGTATTTTGTAATAAAAGGCAAGTTCCGTCTCCAGTAGCAGATCTTGTCCAATAAGCAGCATCGTTGCCATCGTTATTCTGTAGATTGCCATTAGGAATATAATTTGCGCAAATGTCAACACTTCCTTCTGCTATAATCTTATAATATCCCTTTTTTATTATTTTAAGCTGACTGTTATCTATAAAGTACAATCCAGATGTGTTTGTCGCATAAGGTTGAATTGTAGATGAAGTATTAATTAGGTTACCATCCCCATTGTCAACTCTTGTACCAGTTGATGTATATTCGGTATAGTAAGAATTTACTTTAGCAAATTCATTTACAGCTACAATCCACCATTTACCTCTTGCCTGAAATATTCTACATCCAAATGATTTAGCTATATCAGATACTATGTCTAAGCAATTAGTATAACTATATTCATCTTGTAAAAATGTCCTATAATTAATAAATGCTTGCACAAATGGATCTCTCCAGCTATTTACACTTCTATTGCTCATGCCAATAGAAAAATAAGAACACATAGTTATAATGTTTCTATTGTTCTTAAACGCTATATTATTTAAACAAGTTCTTAGTATTGTAAGAATACTTCCATAATCATTAACTCCTGCATTCCCTGCTGGCGGTTCAAATGGTATATCTTTTAACATACCTAATCCGTCAGTAGCATTAAATGATACTAACTTTCTACCTGTTGTATATGATATTTGAACATTGTCATTAATTACAAATCCAACCCACTCTATGATATTATCTACATACATTTCAACATATGTATATCTATCATTAATATTGGTAAAATTTATAATGTTATTTATATTGTCTGTAAAGTCTAATGTAACACCCAATTGAGACGCAAATATAGGCTCAAACGGATCGTCTGAGCTTGGTATATATTCAAGATTAACATCTACTCCCTGAAGGCTTATAATGCTTCCAGAATAGCCTTCTTGCCATATCTTAAGCTCAACGCTTTTATTTGCTCTTGTTGCAAATAATACAGAATATTTTTGTCCGTATGCCATTAGCCTCTTCTAAGTTTTAATGATGATTCACTTCTATTCATAGCCAAAACAAGGTCTTGTCCTCTTAATACAAATGATCCACCGCCTTGATTAGACATTAAATCTTTTAATTTATCTAAAGGTGCAACAACTTCAGGATTGTTTTTTGCTCCTGGATATTCTCCAATTAAACCCATTGTAGGTCCTGATACTATACCTCCATTAGCAAATGCAGTTGGCTTATTTTTAGACATAGCATTCTTAAGAGCAGCACCTGCAGCTATTGCTGCAATACCTATTGGAATTGCAAATGGAGCTAACAATCCTCCTGAGGCAAATAGGGCCTTAATAGTTATAAATAATTTAGATATTGTAACTAAGTATGTTCCTAATTGTATTAGAGAACTTGCAAGTAATTGCAATATACCAGTCATATCAAACACGCCTCCACTAAATACGTTTCCGATTTGTGTACCTAACTCTACTAATGCACCTGAAATTAAATTGTTTACAACATCATTGAATTGAGTTTCGAACTGTTCTACTGGATCTACCAATCCCTCTAAAGCCGATTTTAGGTTTTCTGCATTATCTTCAAATACTTTTGTAGCATAACCAGACTCAATAGCAGATTGCTTGAACTCTTCGTTTTTAGCAATAGCTTCTTCTATTGCTGCCCTTTGAGCTTGATAGTTTCCTCTTGTTGCTTTTAATGTAGTAGATAATTGAGTATTAAGGTTTTTTACATCTTTTTTAGCAAAATCTTCATTTATCTTTGACATAGCGTTTGCTATATCAAATCTCATGTCCATCGTCATTTTTGCTATCCTTTCTGTAATAGCCTGTTGCGCTTCTAAGTCCTTTTGCTCTTGTTTATTTACTTTTTCTACTTGTGCAAGGTATTTATCGCTTGCCTCTTTAGCAGAATTTAGTTGTAATTGCTGATACTTTTCTCTAATAGCTTGTATATACTCTTTACCCTTTTTATCTATAGTAGCTTGCTTTACCTCTAAATCCTCCTGTCTTCTTAATATTTCTTGCTCATATGCAGCAAACATTAAGATATCATCTTTGTAATATTGTTTTTTAGCCTCTAAAACAGCTATTGTTGGATCTTCTGCTTTGCCACCTTTACCGCCTTTCTTTTTGCCTCCAAACAAAGCAAATACATCTATTTTTTTGCCAGCACTTTCTACTTCTTTAAATGCGAATTTAAATTTATTAGAAAACTCGTTTGCAGTCTTATCTACAGATTTTAATAGGTTATCACCTAAGTCTTTGTTAAATATTTTAACAAACGCACCAATACCGTTTCCTACTTGTTTTAATGCAAATGATAAAAACTGAATTATACCATTCCATGCTAACTTAAATATATTCAATAATGATTCGCCAAATTTACTCCAGTCTCCTTTTATTAAACTGGTTATTGCACTAAATGCTTCAGCTAATATATTTCCTGCTATCTTAAGAAACGCAAGTAGATTTTCCCAAATTATCTTAAATTGATAAATGATATTATCACCAAATACACTCCATAAATATTTAATAGATTCTGTTATTGATTTAAAAGCAGGATATAGTTTGTTAACTATATCATTTACTACTCCATTGACGAAATCCTTAAATGTGTCAAATAGTTGCTTTGTTCCTTTAGACATATTATCACCTTGTAATACGAAATATGTCATAGCTGCAGTAACAGCAGAAACAGCTAAATATAATAATCCAAATCCTTGAGCAAGAGCTGGTAAGTTGTTCTGAATACCTCTAAATCCGTACGGCAAATCCTGTAGAATTAAAGAAATATTCATTAGACCTTTATTAAAGCCTTTAGATGAGCTTTCAAACTTTTTCATTGAATTAGCAGCCTGGTTAATATCTCCTTCCAATATTTGGAAGTTTTTGCCCAACTTGCCTAACTCCTTATTTATAATATCAGATACAATCTTAAACTCTTCAGCGTTAGCCTGTATCTTAATTTTAATCGATTCTTCTACTGCCATTTTTTTCTATAGGTTTAGCATTATTATATTTTTGAAGCACACTATCTAACTCTTCCTTGCTCATTACGTTTTGTTTCACAAAGTTACGATTATCGCAATCAAGTTCTAAAAGGTCTTTAGGCTTTACTTTTTTGCCTTTTGGCAACTGAATGTTTATTAAAAGAGTGGTTTGCCATCTGGTTCTAATCCATTCTTGCTCTTCTTTATGCCTATAGCCATACCATATAAAATCCAATTCTGACATTGTCATATCCCAAAACAAATGGGGAAGCACTTGGCACTCCCCCATTGTATATCTTTCAATATCAATCCACTCTAATTTTTTTTTACATCACCTTTCTTGCCCTTAGGAGTGCTATCATTTAAACCACTTGACATACTCTCAGACAATGCTTTGAATAAGTCTTGTGTTTTAGGGCTTGACACTCCGCCCATATCATCTATCCAATCACAAACATCTAAGTCTGTGAAGTGAGGCGTAATGCCTTCTTTGTATAAAGGATATTCAGCAGCAGCCTTTATTAAATTAACGATAGCATCTAATGTGTTATCGCCAGTTAGAGCTTCACCTATTTCAGATGGTCCGATACCTTGTAATTGACAAAATCTTTTTAAAGACCATGTGCAGAATCTTAAAGGCACCTTAGTACCATCCGAAAGCGTTATTTCGTAATGTCCTCTCATATATGTTGTTGTTTTTGGTTATTATGCGTTAGTAGCCTGAGTCAATGCTCCTGTTCCAGTGAAAGATACTGAATAAGTTACTGGAGACTCCATGTCAGCAGTAATATCCATACTTTCAATGAAAGCAGAACCAGACCAAATTAAGT